CAATGGCCAGCAGGGAGACCCCGAAAAAAAAATACCCAGAGCGTTCTCGTTTTGACCAAAAACTTACGAATGCAAAAGCTCAAAATGAACTGAATTCAGCTTTGAGTAATCAGAACGTGAAAAACAGATCGATAATAAAATAGATTACATCGATTCTCTTATTACTGAATCGCGCGAACTACAGCATCGAATTGAAACAATCTTTGCCATGATGACAAGAGCGTTCCAAACATCACAGAGTTCACGCGATCACCTCGAAGAGATTAAGAAAAATGTAAAATCTATCAAACGGGCAACATGACAATGATATACGGCACACCCTCCGCAGCCTCTCCGGTTGCGGTCGCACTGTAATCAATCAGAGTTCGCGTTCCCATTGAATCAGGCGCAACCGTATCAATGAACCGGTATTCATTAACTCCACCTGGATCGAAAATGGTTTCAAGATCAGTATCACCTGTAACGACAGTTCCATCGAGATGAACTTTATACGCCTGGTAATCCTGGCCTGACGTGCCGCCCAGATTATGGATGCCATATTTTATCCAGGTCTGGAAAGAGCCGCCTCCGCTTTCGTCCACCGGGTCCATCCCTGATCTCAAAATTTCTCCGTTCACAAATGATTGAAACATTTTAACAGTTTCTGGGACAGGGGCCCAATAGGTATGTGATGTGAGCGGAGAGTTTCCTGTATTAGATCCCTGGAGAGATACGAATTGGATTCCATAAAAAAACACCTGTTCGTTGATTGCGTAGGTCGTCGAATTACTATATTCGCTCACGCTTCCATGTCCGTGACCGGTAAGCCGTTCAATCGCATCAATGAAATCACTATCGGTTGTAGATTCATTCGTGTCTGAAATTGCAGAATATTTAGTAATTGCAGCAACGAGTGAATACAATATATCATTATGCGTTTGCGCAACAATTCCTGTCCCTGAATTATCTCCAGGATTGTCTTTCAATTGCCCGAGCGGGTAGCCGGAACTTGCGGCAATAAGGTTGATTAAATAAAGATCGAGTGATTTCATGTTTTTTATACTCCTGTGTATTCCTGCAATTCTTCACGTGTCATCGAATCTATAAGATCATATTCCGCGTCTCTTTCATTGAGAATAGCTTTTGTAGCCTGTAATCCGGTCTGAAAAATGTTTGTAATCTCTGACGATGTGAGAGATACGCGGATCTTATCTCCGGATAAATCATAACCTGTAAGATTTCCGTCAACTCCTGCGATAACCTGCGCTGTGATATTCTGTATTGTTCTATCGTCTCCCGGATATCGGACGCCATTTACAGTCACTCCATTCAAAATTTGAGCATCTGCATTATTTGAAGCAATGCTTTTCGCTTTCAAAGTCAAATCTTCAAGTTCTTTCGCATGATCAACAAGCCTTCCTGAATCAGGTGGATCTTCTATCATCCCTGTAGGTGGCCAATCAGACCTTACAACAAGAGATTCTAAACTTGAATCATATTTATATTTCCGTATGACATGATTCAAAATTTGGCTATTTATTTCTATAGACTTTGCAGGCTTTACAGAAGCAAATTCTGTTTTGAATATCTTTCCAGTTTCATCGCATATAGCATAATGCGGCATTGTTTTTCCCCTTTATATTACAAGATAAGATTGATGAACATAAATAGTACCAGAAGCAGCGTCGCAACTTATCAAATTAGTTCCGTCAAATGCAATACCTGTTGGGCTTGTCCCTTGACTTGCGAATGATGATAAAATAGTTGAACTAATACCATCATGCACATATATTGTATCTGCGTTTTGATCACAACTTATAAGATTAGTTCCATCGAACACAATACCTCTTGGAGACGTCGAAGGACTTGCAAAAGAAGATAAAATAGTTGAACTTATCCCATCATGCACATATATAGTATCAGAATCAATATCAGAACTAATCAAGTTAGTTCCATCAAATGCAAGACCTCTTGGAGACGTCGAAGGACTTGAAAAAGAAGATAAAATAGTTGAACTTATCCCATCATGCACATATATAGTATCAGAAGCAGCGTCACAACTTATTAAATTAGTGCCGTCGAATGTAAGACTTGTTGGATTTATCCCTGGGCTTGTAAAAGATGATAAAATAGTTGAACTTATTCCATCATGCACATATATAGTATTTGTTGAATCATCGCAACTTATCAAATTAGTGCCGTCGAATGTAAGACCTGTTGGTAATGTAGATGGACTTGCGAATCTTTTATTTATTATTGCTTGCGGAAACCATCGAAACGACGCAGCCGGATATACTATTTGATGCACATATATAGTATCAGAAGCAGCGTCGCAACTTATCAAATTAGTTCCGTCAAATGCAATACCTGTTGGGCTTGTCCCTGGACTTGCGAATGATGATAGTATAGTTGAACTTATCCCATCATGCACATATATAGTGTCTGAAACAACGTCACAACTTATTAAATTAGTTCCGTCAAATGCAATACCTGTTGGAGACGTCGAAGGACTTGCAAAAGAAGATAAAATAGTTGAACTTATCCCATCATGCACATATATAGTGTCTGTTCCATTATCACAACTTATAAGATTCGTTCCATCGAACGTTAACCCTGTTGTATTTGTAGAAGGGCTTGCGAATGATGATAGTATAGTTGAACTAACTCCATCATGCACATATATAGTATTTGAAGAATTATCACAACTTATTAAATTAGTTCCGTCGAACGCAAGATCTTGAGGTTCTATCCCAGGGCTTGAGAATGATGATAGTATAGTTGAACTAACTCCATCATGCACATATATAGTATTTGAAGAATTATCACAACTTATCAAATTAGTTCCGTCAAATGCAATACCTGTTGGGCTTGTCCCTGGACTTGCGAATGATGATAAAACATATTTTCTGTTTGTATCATATCTTTTAACTGGAAACCCAAACCATGGAGTCCATGAACCACCAAAATACAAACGAAACATCATCCCAAACATTTTAGCGTTTTTCACAGATCTCTGAGTTAAATTACCTGCTCCATCAATCGTAACATCAATCAACCACTCTCCTGCGTCCGGTCCGTTGTTAGATGATCCTGATTGAAGAAAATACTTTCCGTTATTTGTAGCTGAATCCGCATCGGTTATGGTTGTTGTTGCGAGTTCCGCGCTGCCAAGTGGTGACCACGACCCCCACGTCCCGCCATCCCTGATTCTTCTATATTCTCCAACGCTTCCAACAGCAATCTGTGTCCCGTTGCTTGAATCTACAAAATTTGAATATATATAAAACTCAACTGATCCTGGAGAGTTTGATGCTCCAGCAGATAGCAAATCCCAACCGTTGTTCACTATATTGTTAGCATCTGAATAAGTTCCGGTAACATTCAATGCATCAAATTCATCTTTAAGTGGTTTATCAACCCTTGTCCATGCCCCTGCGGAATTCTGTGAAGCGAAAGTAGCGCCATCAGATCCTGTATCAATATCACGGTTAGCTCTATACTCAATAGAGCCATTAAATACAACGCTCCCTTCCTCGTAATCAAACCCAGATTGATGAAGCTGTGGACCTACGATTGACGCCATTTCCTCAATCGCATCAAGAGCATCATTTGCGCTTTCAGACTCCTCCGCGTCAGATACGTCACCAAGGTATTTCTTAATAATCCCAATAACACCGTAATAAAGATCGTTTACGATTTTAGCGGTTGCTGCCGAACCAGTATCGTTTCCAGGGTTATCTCTGAATTTCCCTTCAGAAAATCCACCTGTTGATGGATCTCTGTTTGTTACAAGACTCGAAATCTTTCTCATATTATCACCACCTGCGCGATACAATAATTTCTTACTAATTTTGAACTGATTACCAATCTTCTTAAATATATATATTGATCAACTGTAAGCTCAAGAAGTTCTCCAACTTCAGCAGTTCGATCTGGAAACGGGCTAAGGAAAAAATAAAACCCAAAATACATTGGGTCAATTGTTAATTCATATTCTCTGGCCCTCGGATATGTTTGAGTAAGATCCGGTGTCCCGTATTGCAGTCCATCTGTCCCGTATTGCATTATAATAGTTTCATTAACCGATCCATACTGATAATCACCGAACTGCATACTGCCATACATCGAATCGTAAACATCAAGTGAACCTGGGCCATACTGAGTCGTATAAATCCTACCGAGTCCGCCCCATGGCTGATTTACAATTAATTCACCAGGCACAAGCACAGGATTAAGAAACCTTTCAGTAAGGCCGAATTGCACCGACTCAGAAAACTGAAAATCGTTCCATTGCCTTTGATTCGTAAGCTGGACAGTATTTTCAATTACATATAAATCATATCCAGCTTTCCTGATTTGACCCTCCAGCCAATCTTTACCAGGAAATCCATAAAAGTCATTCTTCTCAATTATTCGTGCTATCTTTTCAGAGTTCGTTCCGCTCAGACTATTCGGTATCCCTAACATGACGTTATAATCTTCAATCGAATCAACGCTCATATTTTCATTCGGGACAACGCTTCTTAAAACCTCATCTTTGTAATCGGTCACTCTGTAAAACTCGGCAGCTATCCCTTCTATAAGGAGTTTCAAATCCTTAACAACAGAAAGTATAGTAATGCCTTTTAATAATCTTTTATAAAGTCTTTCTATCATGCGATATCAACGAATGAAACAGAATCAACAATCCCGAACGTGTCGCCATAAAAAGTATATGCGCTTACAAAACTTGTTGTCAATTTATCAACAATTGAAACGTCAACAAGTTTGCCTCCTTCCGGTGCGGCAATAGCATTCCCAACCGTCGCAAGATCAGTAATGGTCATTGTATCATTTCTAATAAGACTAACGCCTTCAATATAAGGCTCATAAGATTGAACCTTTTCACGGATCGCACCTTCGATCTGTGCCTTCAGCATAGTATTTACATCCTGCACAGTTACAGTTATATCGAATTCATTATTCACAACTGGAAGAACATTCAGATCGTCGTTTATCGGCCTTCTGATTTCCTGTCCGGTTCCATTGTCATACCTCAAATAATTTTCAAGTTCAGCAAGCTGCGGGCTTGTAGGGATGCCATCTGTTCCAAGATCAAGATCAACACGTCCATAAACATTAACTGTACCAGGAAGAGTTTCACTTGCATAAGGACCTACCCAGATAAAATTTGGTGCTTCAAGTCCTGATAGAGCGTAACCGGCTGGAGAGCCAAAAAAGAATTTTGTTCGTTTCCTTACACTAACCCTTTCACGATAATCCTCAATATCCTCATCATCGTCCGCCGTGCTTGTAAGCTCTGTAATAGTAGCGATCTGGTCAACACCCGACGCAGAAACAGAAAGGGAAATTTCATCACCAATAGACAAATTTCCAATCGTCCCTGATTTTAAGGCAGTCATCACAACCGTGCCAGGGATCGCAGTCGTAGAGTTTACGCGGTAAACAACATTTTTATTTGAAACAAAAGTAATCCCAGCGGCAACCGATCCACCGTCTCCGGTTACGGTCGCTGTAATGACGGCATACGTCGCAACCTGATAGATTACTCCAATACTTTCACCGTCTTTCAGAAGAGATTCTTTGTCCTGTGTCGATGTAAAAATCTGTTTATAAACCCATGCTATAGCCTGATATAGCATGTGGATTACAACTGCCGTAGCACCTGCGAATACCTTTATAAAAGAAAGATCATTTGCAGGTACATTTTGATTTATCTTTCCTTCAATGTCGGAAATAATGCGTTCTTTAATTGTCTTGATGGATGGAATATCAGTCAATGCCATTATGATAACGCCTCAAACATCACAGCCCCTTTCTCCCAGGTTATAGAAAACTTGGACTCTTCGCCGTCGAATTTTGTTATATAAATTGTCCATGCAATTACATATATAGATATAATTTCACCTACCACGCCAACAGATTTAGCAATCTTTTTCGTGATCAGAGGTTGTAAAGCTTCAATCAAAAACTTTCTACCTGTAGAAACTGCAGAATCAGTAACAGTAGCAGAATTTATAAAAACAGGAAACAGACTCTTCATTTTTTCAGGTTCTTTATCAACGATATCATTATACCATGAATCGATCCCGAACATATAAAGTAATACAGTCGTATCGAAAAACTCTGTCATGATAGGCTGTCCGTTCTGAAAATCAATAACCCAATCACCGTCTTCATCCTGTTTAAGCCTGATATCTCCTTTGAAACTTG